ACCCAGCCGACTGGCAACTGTTGCATCTTATACGGCTTCCCCTTATGGTATACGGTGTGCCCCGCGTTCACCGCCCCGGTTCTTACCGCGTAATCAACCTTCCTTCGTTCGCACAGCGCCCCCGCCACCATCCCCTTCCCCTCGCTCCCCCACTGTGCCCCCTGTACGATGATTATTGGCTTCGTGTTCATCCCGGCTCCTCTCCAAATCTATGTTAAGAATCCACATCGAGCATACCGCCACTACCTGCACCAGTTCCTCCCGGAGGTCCCCCATATGCTTGACTCTGCGGTCACCCAGCCGGGGGGAGTGTACTACCTCCTCAAGCGCCCTTGCGACTTCCCCCACCTCCTCCGAGAGGTGCAGGTGTGCCCGGAGATGGTTCTTTGGGAATGCGCCGTGCTTTGCTATGGCCCGATGTATCTCCATCACTACCTGCGCCTCTGTCAACATTGCTCCTCCTATACCCCTCGAAGAGGACCGCGTAGTTTATTACGTCTATCACGGTGTCGGTCACGGACTCGGATTTCACCGCGAAGGACTTACGCTCCGTATAAGTCCGGAGGCGGGCCAGCTTGTCCGACAACCGAACTAGTATACCTAGATAGCCGAACTGGTGAAAGTTCCGGAACGGGTCCGAGTCCGCCCCATAGTCCCGGTTCTTGGCCACCATGAGTTTCCGGGCGGTGGTGGTCAGTTCCCGGTGCAGCTTCTCCAGCCTGTCCCTACCGTCCCCGGAACCGTCTCCGCCTGTTTTCCTTGGCATTATCCATCTCCTGTTGGTCCTTGTCGTAGAGCGGCGCGGGTTCGATGGCGGCCCCCGCATTCTGCAGTCTGGCCGCCTTCTTCCTATCCCGGCACGGCTTACACCGCTTCGGTTCGGTGAACCCCTTGTCCGCGAAGAACGACTGCTCCCCGGAGGCCCAGACGAACTTGGCGCGGCAGTCGATACAGGTCAGGGTCTGGTCGGTGAATTCGCCTGTCATTGGGTCCTGTCCTTGATGTCTCGGAGCCAGAATATCATCTTCCGGGTTACGGGCTTGTCGGGGTTCTGGATGAGAGACTCGACGAAGTCGAACTCCTCCGCGCTCCGCAAGTCCAACGGCATCTTCAAGATGCGGTTGGCCTCTTCCCGGTACTCGGGCTTGATGATGTCATCGAGGCTCATTGGTCCCCCAGCTTGGCCAGTAACGTTCTCGCCAGTGACCGCGCCTGCTCCGGGGTCAGGTGGAGGAACGATGCATACTGGCGAATCTGCACCGCCGATATGGTGCCATCTGGCTCCAGCCGCCGCATAAACGATACGATTATGGACTCGATCTTTTCCGTCTCTTTGGTTGTAGCCATTTTTAGGTCCAGTCGCGCTCCTTAGTGTCCGGGAAAACTTGGACGGCTAGGGTTGGGAAGTTAACATCGCTTCCGGATAGGTCCATTCCCGCTATTTCCATGTTCTGGCGGCAATCATTCACCGTCATATGGAAGAAGTCCGGGAACGGGATGGCGGGCTGGCCCTTAGGAGAGATGGCCCGCCAGCAGGAGCAATTGACCTGCACTAGGAATCCCGTGTCCGAGAACCCGGCCCTTATCTTGTTCCCGGTTCGGTTGTCGTTGGCGTACTCGTCCTTTATCTTGTGGATGAGGTTAAGGCTCGTGGTTGTCTGGTCGTACGCCAGCCTGATGAAGTCCCGGTACTCGGCGTTCACGGGGGCGTAGTGGTGGGGCTTCACGTGGTCCAGCTTCCCGAACCTCGCCATGCGGAGAATTTCCCAGAGTTCCGTGGCGTTGTCAACCACGATGGAACGGGCGGTCCCAAGGACTCCTAGGTACCCCTTCATTACGCGGCTCCACACCTTCTGGGCTTCGGCTGCCGCCACCTCCGGTTTGAGTTCCTTGAGTTCCTGCAGGCTGACCTCTGTGGAGATGGCGTACAGTTCCTTGTCGGCTTGGAACTTATCCACCACGCCTTCCAGCCCGAGGTCGGTGTCGATGATCGCGACCGGGTCCGGCATGGTCATCGCGAAGTTGGTCTTGCCGGACTTCTCCGGCCCGTCCGTCGCCATGATGAGCCTGTAGGCTATCTTGCGGTTGACCCGGGAGAACCCGGACGATGTGTAGAGATTACTTGCGTTTTTTGGTGCGGGTGTGGGTGACATGTTGTTTTTTAGGCTCCAACCATCCTTTCGATTTGGCGTGCGATACTAGCATAGTCCAATTGTCCCTAATTTCCGCGTCGTTGAACTCCAGCCTGAACCGCTGGGTGAATGGCCCGGATTCCCGGTAGTCCCCGCACACCCAAAACACGCTGAGATACGCCCTCTGGGTCTGCAGCGCCAGACAGTACGCCTTAATCTGGACCAGCCACGACCAGAAGTCCGGGTCGATCGGTCTGGTGCTGCTCCTCCACGTCGCCTTGAACTCCTCCACCGCCCATTCGCGCTCGAATACACCATCCGGGGTCATATGGATGCCATCGAGGGTGAACTCCCCCGGGTGTATCACCCCCGGCATGGTAGGGCGGACCCGGGCGAGGGCGTGGGTCACGACCTCCTCCCACGCCCAGCCCATCGAAGTGTGCGCCCCCATTCGCAGTTTCTCTTGGGGGGTAAGCTGGTCGAACTTCTGCCGCTGGCCAACATTGAGGACCGTGTTGTCTATGTCCCTGATTATATCCGAGACGTGAACACCGGACGAACGAGGAGCAGACGGTTCTGGCGACGGATACGCCAGTACCATGGCCCTGAACTCGTCCGATGTCACGTCCGTTATCCGCATGCACTATTCTCCCCGTATCGAAACGGTGCCCTAGGCTGCGGAAACCGTGGAGTTCTCGTACGCCCAGAGGCCGCCCTCTGCTCCGGACAGAAGGAACTCTTCGTCCGTGAGCGTCTTGAGCAGTTCCGCCCGGGCAGGGTTGCCCGCAAGCAGCTTGAACACCCCCGGCGCGATGCCTTTCTTGGCCACTTCCCCGCCCTTGGCCTCAAGCAGTTGCAACATGATGCCCTGCGCCTCTTCGGTCAGGTCGTTCTCACCATTGGTCGCCGCAGCGGGGGCTGATGTGGACTTTCCCGCACCCGCCGCAGTAGGACGCGAAATAGAGGCCGCCTGAGGGCGTGCCGCTGGTTTCCCTCCCTGCTTCTCCCATGGGAGCCTGTTGATCTTGCTTACCACCAGCACCGTCCGCTCCCGTTCCCCTTCGGCCTGCACCAACCCGCTCCGTTTCGGCTGCGGCACCCGGACGACGTGGACGTTTGCGCCTTCGAACGGCTCCACGGTATGGGTGATGCGGTCCTCGGGGAACCCCTGATCGACGATGGACTTGAGGAACAGGGCCGCATTGGACGTGGTGCTGAGTCCTTTTGCCCCGGCCACCGCCACCGCGTACTTCCCGTCCGGACTGGGCTGGAACCGGCTCAAGTCGCCCGCCGAGAAGTACTGGTCGTGGTCCGTGCCCTCGCTGTCTCCCATCACCACAAGCAGCGCCAGAGTTGGTTTGTCTGCCTTCCCGTTGTAGTCGTACTCCACGAACGTGAGCGACTTGAGGTCCACGTCCATGTCGTCCAGTATTCCCCCCTGCTGCTGGTCTGACGGCTTCAAGCTTACCGCATTGGCGGGTACGCCAGAAGCCCCAGCCGCGCCCCCTGTCTTCTTTTGAATTGCCATGTGTGTTCATCTCCTTGTGAATTTGGGCCTACTGCCTACGCCCAGAAAGCATACCACACCCATTGTCAAGGCGTCAATCCCTCTCGGACTCTAGCCTCTTCGAACATCGCCTCCGCAGCCGTCAAGTGCGCTGTTAGTTCTAGTAGACTACCTTCATACTTTAGACGGACAAGCCCGTCCGTGTCATACTTGAACATTTCGAAGGCTAGGCTACTGATGAGTCTGGCTTGCGCATCGGGGCGGCCCGCGAGGTAACCGGTGCAGAAGCTGATGGCTTTCCGATTAGCCTCGAAAGTCAACTTTCTATTTTCCTCGCCTGTCATAATACCCTCGGCGGCGGCACTAGGTCGGACCGCTTGCACGCCTCTACGAACCATTTCGGCGCGAATTTCTTATACTTGTTGAAGAACCATTGCCAGTTATCGTCCAAGACGAAGTTCTCGCACCAGTCGTCCGCAGACCTTATCCCCCGCCCACACATCTGGACCACCGCCTGCATTGCTACGTACGCGAAGAATTCCGGGTCGCGTTCCGACCGGGCCTGCAGTACCTTGCTCCGGGTGTCCGGGAAGGGGACCTTCCCGATAATCTGAAATCGACAGTCTCCTCCGGGAAAATCGAATCCTGTAGAGACAGAGGGTGAGACCAGCACCGTGCCGGGTCCAGAATCTCGAAACTTAGACACGCAATCTTGCATTCCTCCCGAGTCGTGAGTAAGGAGGCGGCTACGAAACTCCGAGTACCTAAGAATGTAATCGCGACGACTGTACGAAACAGTATGAATGATGCCCTTACGTTCACCCCGCGCCCGAAGTATTGCGTCAATTTTCGCCACCCACAGTCGAGCGTGGCCCGGGTCCATGTCATGGCGAACTCGCACTGTGGGTATCCAGTGCAATTGGCGGTTCGCCACCGGAAACGTACTGGTATGTTCTTCAAATTCATATTCCTCCTTCTTTATCCCCAACAGTTCCAGCGTCTTTGGCCGTATGGTCGCGCTCGTCAGCACTATCTTGGGCACCTTCCGGAATAGCACGTCCTCGGCGTAATCTCCGGGCCAGACCGGGTCCAGACGCATCACCCGCCTCCCGCGTCTGTCCCGGGATTCTTCCCACACCCACTGGCCCTTGGCCGTCCCTATGGCCTGCAGCCGTCTTAGCAGGTCCCGTAGCTCCCTTAGGTGCGACAAGGCGGCTTTGTTCCCCCTTATCCCGAGCTTTATCTCCGAGGAGAGGGTTTCGACTTTAGCTCCGACCGACTGGGCCGCTCCCCGTGCCCACTTCTTCCACTCGTCGAATCCCCCTTCTGGCCACTCCCCTCCGAGGATGGACTCGATTTCCCAGTGTCCGATCTCGATGGCAAGGTGGTCAGCAAGCTCATCAAACGCAGCGTGAGCCTCATCAAGGACGAGACGCCCTCGTCGCCCAAGTACCCCGCCGTCTCCTCCGGACTCAGAATTGCGGACCGCCATCCAATAGGCGTAATTTGTGACAGTGAGATGAGATCGCTTGGCTTTCCGCTGGGCATCGAAATACGTGCATCCACCGTCAGCCTTATCACACTTCCAGCCTGCGAGACATGGACCTTCGTCACAACTAATTGCTCGTTTAGTGGTTCCATACAATCCTCCTTGTCCGTCTGCCATCTCAAGGCACGCGTAGTTATTCATGCCCCGTACATCCGCGAGTCCGATTGACCCAAAATCCGATATAAGCTGGTTCTGCAACCCCTTGGTGCTGGTGAGATACAGGGCCGGGGCATCCTCGTCCAGCACTCCCCCCGCCATGTACGTCAGGCTTTTTCCGGAGCCGGTCGGCATGCCCAGCACTATGAACCGCTTGTCCGTCTCCAGCAGGCGCAGGACCGCCCGGTCTTGGCCGGTCCTCCACGCCGTGTACTTCTCGGGGAGTCCTATCAAATTTGGTTCTGGAAGATTAGCCACTCGCCACGATGCCCCAGTCTCTAGAGTACCACGCCCATTGTCGGTGTGTCAATCCTCGTCCGGAACTTGGTCGCGAGGTTTGAGGCTCACCATCCGGCCCTGCATCAACAGTTTCAGTGGTCCCTCCCAGCGCTGCTTGAAGATTTTCCTTCGCTTTTCGCGTATCGTGCGGTCCATCACGTTCTCTGTCACGGTCCGCCACCTGTCCAGTATCTCTATCATGCCCGCCCCGTCCTCGCTCATCTGGCAGACTCTCAGCGCCTCCTCAGTCTGGTCCACCTGCCGCGACAGCCTGATGTGCCGGTCTGCCAGCCCCGTCATCTGCGCCAACTCGTCCTGCTCGTTCTGTAGGTCTATTAGTGTTGGGTGTGGGTTCGGTATATCCGCCATCACAGACTTTGACCCCATGTTGAGAATGTCCCGCAGCATGTCGGACCGCGTCTGCCACCCGAATAATCGCCGGTGCTGGTCGAACAGTATCGTTAGCTTCCTGTCCTCGGATGGGGAAAGTTTTGCTGACCAAACTATCTGGTTCCGTTCGTCCCCCGGCAGCGACGGCCTGTACGGTGTGGAGTCGTGCCGCTGGTCGTGCTTGAACTTGCCGTTCTCGTCTCGTCCCACTGGGTCGCTCCTCTGGCTCCTACTTTTACCGGTCTACCGGTCTACCCGGTCCACCGGGTCTACAGATTTTTTCTTTCTTTTGTGTCGCACCCCCTAGTGCACACCCATCGTACCATACGCTTTACCAGCGTGTCAAATAGGACAGAGTTGTGGGGGTTGCCAGACAGACGATCCCTGTGTTTTAATGGGTACATGAGGCACCGCAACAACAAGACGCCCCGCAGGCTGACGAATCTGGCCCCCGGCATGACGTTGTGCGAACTCTCTGCCCGGACGGGCATACTGGTGGAGCACGTCTCCCGCATCGTTAATGGGAGGCGCAGGCTGACCCTCGACACCGCGTCCAAGATCGCCCGGGCCTTGGATATTCCCATCGAGACGGTCATCCGGGCCTTCCCCTACACGGAAACGCCCCGGAAGGTTACCCCTCCGAGGCGTCCGACTGCTCCCCCTGTAGACTCCGACTTGCTAGCCCCCGTGAGCGGCGACTAGCTTCTTCGCCCCCGCGACGTTTCCCACCGTGTTCTGCACCAGCCGGGGCAGCTTGTCGAAGCCCAACTCGCCCTTGATGACCTTCTTGAGCATCGAGTAGAACTTGGAGTCGTGCCCCTGCCGGAAGCGTCCCGCGACCTTGTCCCCGCACCCACATCCGCACGGATTCAGAGTCTTGGGTTGTTTGGTGACGGCCTTCGTGGCGTTGGACGCCTTCGCGACCGTCTTCTTGCCCGGGGCAGGGACAGACTTCCTGCCGATCGGTAATACTGCTACTCGTTCTTGTGCCATTTTGCTTTCCCCCTCTTTCGGTAAGATTAGAACTGCTGTGTCGGGCGACCACGTGGTCCGCCGATTCCCGCCCCCGCCGATGGTGATAAGCTCCCCATCCGGGCTGGTAAAGGAGAACCCGCCCCGCCCTTGGCCCTCGTCAAGATCGACCACGATGCTGCAGGCCGTCTGGCGAACTACTGTCCCGTTAACGCGTTTGTGGGGTTCTGGTGTCGTTGCACTGAGGACCAGTGCAAACCGTTGCCCCGGGGCCAGCACCCGTAAGGGTACTTCCCTCACACCGTCAATTATAGCACAGTTGTCGCCCCAAGTCAATGGGTTGGACGAACTGGGCGCTACGAAGAAGGGCTGGGACATCAGAACCTCCTACACGGCTGGGCGTGGCCGCGCTCGTACAGCATGTCACAGTGCGGGCGGTGTGAATCTGTCCTGTCGTCGCAGCCCCCGAGCCACAGCGCGATGGCAATGAAGAGGGTCGTGAGCAGGCAGGAGAGGAGGAAGACCCTCCACAGGGCCTTCCTCCTTAGGGGCATCTTGCTCACTCGGGCATCACCGTTAGTGTGAGTTCGATGCGCTTTGGCGCTCCACCCAGTGCGCTCTTCTGGATGTAGATTTGGCCGACCTTCGCGACGTACGCGTCGGGCTGAACGCCTTCGGGCACGTCCTCGGCAAACCGGACCGCATTCTTGGTCACGCGGTCCTGAGTGGCCGTGATGGTGAACGTTACGCCCGCTGCCTCTTCGGCGGGGGCGGACTTCGCTGCTGACTTTGCCATGACTAGGCTCCTACGCGGTTGGATTAGACCGGCCACAAGCCCGAGCGACGGTGCGTTACAGGGTTGAACTAGCGTACGCACTTGACCGAGGCTAGTTGCATCCTCATCGCCCGGGCTTGTGACCGGACTGCCGCGTTAAGACGCCCGCTTATGGGCGTCCCACTCCGCGATAGAACAACTCGTTTGCTAGGCTGGACAGTCTGGTCCCCCAGTGACAGACTTGGGGGAGTTCGTGCCTCACTAACCGCTCGTAGGCCAGTTCCAGCTTGCGCCGTCTGGCAAACGTCTGGTTGATGGTCAGACCGGGAGAAGCAAGGAGTCTAGTCTCCACCCACAGTGCCTTGTCCTCCTCCCGGGTGAGTTTGCGGGTGCTCACGGGAGCACCAGACTGATCATGGTTAGACTGACCCAATGGAACCCGTCGTACAACACGTCGCCGGATGCCTCCAGTTCGCGAAGTAGCGCCAGCGCTTGGCCTGCGCCCATGTTCAGGTCGTGTGCCAACTCGATGTGCGTCATGCGGTGGTCAGTGCGGGACTCCTCCGTGAGGCGCTCCAGCACGGCTAAGCGCATCGCGTTGTGTATCTTCGCCTTCTCCCTCTTCGTAGCCATTCACCCCGTCCTTTTCTGGCCGGACTTGTGACCGGCCTGTGGCATTACCCGCCCCGAGAATGGGCGGTCACTCTGCCTTGCGTGTGTTGTCGGTTGCTAGGTCGATTTGCGCTACGTGGCCGTTCGCTTGGAGCCTATCGCGCATCTCGACCGCGTCGTCCCAGAACGAGAACACGGAGACTTCGATGGTGTCCGTGATGCCCGCGTCCATCCAGCGCTTGTTGTGCCAGACTACTGCCCACAGGTACGGACCGTGTCCTGCCTGCTTGTCTATCGTCTGCCGAATCGTGCCGTTTGCTAGCGTCGCCATGTGCTTCCTCTTTTCTGCGAGGGCTTGTGACCCCGCTTGCGGTTTACCGGGGGCGTGTTGCGGATTCTCACGCCCTCGTCACTCACCCCGGCTACGCGTCCTGCAGAACCGGCTGGTTGGCTTCCTGCAGCTTGGTCTTGGGGATAATGACCCCGGCTGCGATGGCTTTGGCCAGCAGCTTAGGAATCGCCCCGCCTTCCTCTGCCGCCCGGAGGAGGATGCCCCTCACTCTTTGGTCGTGTCCCTGCTTGAAATGCTTGAGGCACTTCTCCCCGCACCCGCACAGGCAGGGGTTGACCCGCTTGCTCTCGTTGTTGGCCTTGCGTTCCTTGTTCGTCATGACTGGCTCCTTCGTCTTCTGTCTTTGGCCTCATCGGCCACCGCCTCACGGTGGGACGCCCCGAGGGGCGTTTCGGCCTAGCTGTTGTCGTTGTCGGGCACGGGCGTCTGGCTGTGGGCTTGGCGCTCCTTGGCCTGCTGGACTTCCTCGGCCTCCAAGCGTTCCTCTTCCGCGTACTCGCGGTCGTCGAGAACTTGCTGCGCCAGCATCGCGCCCCAGTGACTCAACCCATCGTGCGTCCGGATGGCCGGTTCGTCGTTGAGGCAGTCGGCCAACATCTCGGCTGCGGCCTCGATTTCGTCTTCCGTGGCCCCGATGGCGAGGAGAAGCTCTGCCCCCGCTCTCGCCAGTTCTTTGTGCGCCTTCTGGACCCCCGCTGCCGCTGCGCTGATTCTTGCCTGCCGTTCTTTCTTGGTCGCCATGTCGGCCTCCTTGTTGCCTGTCTCTCAACTGCAGCCCCAGTTTATCACGGGCTTGTCCGGCTGTCAATCCCCCTTATGTTACAAGTAAGTTACTGTAACAGTTACAAGGCATGTTACACGATGTTACGAGTTGCGGAATGACCCGCCGTGCCTCTTGATGTGGCAGCAGGGGCAGAGCCAGACAATCTCGCGAGGTTTCTCGTAGTTGGTGTGGTGCCGCTGGAGGGGAGGAGGGGCACCGCAATCCTCGCAGCGTTGACCCGGAGGCATCTTGACCTTGCGCCTCGTCTTCCAGCGGACTCTTGAGCGGTCGATGTTTGTCACGGTTGCGAGTCTAGCACGATGTTGTCAGCCCGTCAATCCTCCTGTGGGTTGACAGATTCGGGCCACCGGTGGTACGCTTTGGCCATGGCTCCCGAAACGGAAACGGAAAACCGAAGCGGTGCGGCGAAGCCGCAGACGCTTCCTTGGGACAGGCAGCCCGGGGAGTCCGCCGAGGCATTCCGGGCCTTCCTCCTTTACCGCGACCAAGACCCGAAGACTCGCTCGATGCGGGCGCTCGACCCGCTCGTCTCCCACACGCTCGGAGTTCGCTGGGCAAAGCGATGGCGCTGGGTGTCACGAGTTGCGGAATGGGCGGCGATGCTGCAGCTGAACCAAGCCGACCTAAACGAAGCCACCCGCATCAAGCTGCGTTCAGCTTCAGTTCGCTTCGCCTTGTCTTCGCTAGCGAAGGCCGAGCGAAAGGTAAACGAAACGGAACCGAGCAAACTAAGCATCGAAGAAGCGCTAAGCCTAGCGAAGGACGGCGTGAAGCTAGGGAGGCAAGCGCTGGACTTGGCCGATGGCCCGCGCCCCGGGGCCGACTCGACCGGCCTTTCCGTTTCGCTTCCTTCCGTTCCGTGGCTCGCCGCTTTCGTTCCCCAAACGAAACCAAACGAACCGCAAACACAACAAAACGAAATAGTAGTACATACTGGAGAACAGGTACTCGACGAGACCCCCCGCATACCGGCGCGCAAACGACTTGTCAATCGCGTAGCAGATTATAAACCTGATGACTTGCAAGCGCCGCCAGATGGAACCGGCGACGTGAAATCGGAACGGGCGAAGCCCGGGACGATTTCCAGTAAGGAGGCCGCCCTAGAGGTTGCCCCGCCTAATAAGGAGCACCCGTATCGCCGGTGCAAGAAGCACGGGAATGCCTGCCGCAGGGGAGGCCACAATTAGTACTATCCCCACTAAGCTTATGGCCGACCCCCGCGTGGGTCCCCCGCTCATTATCAATTATAATGGCCGCCCCCTCTCCATAGGTAAGCCCCCCTCGATCAAGCAGTGGAAATTTCTATCCGCAGCCGAATCGGAGCAACTCTATGGCGGGTCCAAGTCCTCTGGAAAGTCTCGTGCCCTATGTGCCAAGATCATTATGGTTGTCTGCGCTATCCCGGGTAATCGTATCGGCCTATTCCGCAAGGACTTGACAGACCTAAAGGGCAGCACCCTTGTTACCTTCTCCCAGATGTGCCCCCCGGACTTAATCTTGCGGCATCACAAGACCGACCACATCATAACGCTCCGGACATGGAATCCCAAATACCCGACCGAAATAGTGTACGGCGGATTGGGGGATATCAATGAAGTCGAATCAGCCAAAGGTAAGGAATTCGGCGCAATTGCTATCGATGAGCCGTCTGAAATCGAGCGTGAGACTTATCTACAGCTTATGGCCCAGTTGCGCTGGACCCTGCCCGATGGTAGTTGCCCGCCCTATCAGGCATGGCTGGGAACTAACCCTGAGCCGGGGTGGCTGGAGGACCATTTCGGCCACCTCATTCGCGAGGCCTCTCCCAACTCTCCCGTGGTATCTGATGGACGACGAATTTATATCCAAGCGCTACCGGGAGATAACCCGTACCTGCCGCCGAATTGGGAAGACCTGCTCCGGAACCAGAAGGATATCCCAACGGCTTGGGTCAAGAAATACCTCGAAGGCTCATGGGAAGCCAGCGAAGGCCAAGTCTTCAAGGAATTCGACCGCAACACTCACTGTATTCCAATGCCGCCCCCTGCCTACCTTGCAAGACTTACCCTCGTTGCGTCACTCGATCATGCAACAACTGGCACGGTGGCCTTCGTTCTGATGGGCATAGACCCGGATGCGAACTTAATAGTGTTGGGGGAGTATTACGAGAAGAACCGGCTCATTACGGAGCATTCCGAGGGAATCAAGAAGCTGCTGGATGAATGGGTAGACCGGTGCGGGCGCACGGACCAGACCAAGAAGCTGGCTGAGACGGATAAGACCGTCCATTGGTCCACCAAGGCCCTTGAATACATTCTCATCGACCCGTCCACGCAGGCAAAGACCCTCCAGTCCAAGAACGAGATGTGGAGCACCCAAGATGCATACCAAAGGTGTGGAATTCCCACCATTCCAGCTTGGAACGCTCTTGAATCTGGAATTAATCTGCTTCGCGAGTATTTTCACGTTAAGCCCACTCACATTCACCCTCTTACCGGGGTACGTGGTTCTCCTAGCATCCTTATTGTGGCTGATCATAATCGAAATGGGATTAAGGAGCTAATCGGATGGCGCAAGACGGTCACGTCTGCCGGGGGGTTCAAGTATGTCGGCTCCGACCACTGGATAGATAACGTCCGCTACGTGGCCATGTCCCGCCCGGAACCGCCGAGGTTCACCGCGACCGATATCGTCACCATGAATACTCACTCGCAGGTGGCGCACAGGGCGCACGAGCGGTGGGCCGCCAAATTCGGCACCGTTCCCGATGAGAACCAGTGGTTCCCCGGGGGGACAGGGGATTCCACGGGAACGTGGTTCCCTAGGAGGGTAAACTGATGGACACTGATAAACCAGTAGTCGAAACCAAAATCCCAACACCGGCACCGGTGGAGGTGGAATGCCCGCACTGTCATAAGCATTTCTTCCACAAGATCGGTCACGCGCTTGAAGAGGTTGCGGAGACCGCCATCGATATCGGATTATCCGGAACCGGAGCATTTGGAGGCCAGTAATGCCCAGTACGTCCAAGGCCCAGCAGCATTTCATGGGGGCGGCATACGCCCGCGCCAAATCCGGCCACCCCCGCTCCGATGACCCTAAGATGTCAGTCGGCCAGCTTCGCGACTTCGCCTCTACCAAGACGGCGGGTCTCCCGGGCCGTGCTCCCAAGGAACCTCGCCGTTTCGGGGGTGGCCCGGTGAGAATTAGCACGTGACAGACCGCGCCAGAATACGGTTAGCATTAAGACACCCGCGAGGCTTGCGCCTCCTGCGCCGCTATATTGACGGCCTGCCAATCTCTAGGCTACACTTGATTCGAGACGAGTTCCGGCGAGTGCCGGACACAGTTAGAGAGTCCTGTCCTTTTTTTACCGCAGTCAAGGAGATACTCTATGGCGGCTAGCATGAAACCCCGCTACCCCGTGGTAAGCATTAAATCTAGCGGGGATAACCCCATGTCTATCCCGGGGAACGATTCCAAGCATAACTTCCCGGACCCGAACGGCGGCGGGGGTCCCCGGCAGGGTTCCGGCTCCGGTCGCATTCCCCCTAAGCAACGCGGGGGGTTTGGCCATCATGGCCAGAAGGCATCCGCCCACGCCTCCATGCGAGGTGGACGGTCCGGCTCCGGGAACCCGGCCTCGCGGGGTGGGTTCCCGGGGGAGGCAAGAGGGGGGGCAATGCGCCCCGAGGCCAGAGTCCCCGGCCACGGCGGCTCCCCCCAGCATCGCGGTTCCATAGACCAGCGCTCCCGGGGGTCCGCTTTCGGCGGCCAGCAGAACGACGGCCTGTCCGACTATCCGAATTCCAACCCTTCCCCCGGGGCAGGTAATACGTCTGGCCGGTCCTATAAGCTTATCGCGGGGCGGTTCAAGCGGGCCGCCATGGGCGCAAGGGGCGGCGGTTCCGAGTCTGCGCAGGGAGCCTACGGAGGCGCACCGGTTACTTCAAATACTTAGGGGGAGACATGAAATATATCGCGAATCCGGTAGAAGTAGACGCAGAAAAGATCGTGGGGGTCGTTTCACCCGCGACAAGCGAGCAACCAATGGTTCTCAAGTTGGAGAGCGGGAAGTTATACTCTCCGAACGGTGGAATGCTTGCCCGTATGACGCCGGTCGCGGGGGATTACGTCGTTACCCAATCAGACGGGTATGTTTATCTCAACCCCAAGGACGTGTTCGAGAGGAAATATCACGCTGCATGATTGCCCGACTCTACCGCTCGGAGGACGCTGTTGGACTTGACCGAATACTGGGTGATAATCGGGCAGGGGATGTCCGTCTGGAACGCGACCGCATCGTTGTTGCTGGCCCGGTGGGTTCCCCCTTTGCCTGTCTTGTCTGGCGTCCCTACGCCTTCCTCCATGAATTTCACTGCGGCTCGGGTCTCAGTAGACGCCTTGTGGCGTCGGCTCTTTGCTCCTATGCCTTGGCCGATGCCGTAGCCCGCCAGCACTCCATCTTGGACGCGATCTTTCTGGTTGACCCGTCCAATACCAACATGTTAAAATTCGTCAGGGGGGAGAAGGCCGCCGAGCAGTCAGGGGTAATGTTCACCCTGCCCCTGCGGCCTCAAATATCTATATGAGCAAGCCAGTCGATCGTTACGGGGAACCGATTCGCAAGGGAATTCTCATGCACTGGGGGAAGCTTGATCAGCCGGTCGAGGTCACGGATATCGAACCGGGGGGCCTACCCGACCGGACGGAGGGCATGCCGAAGGGGGCCTTGACTCCCGGCTTCGTTACCGTACAGTTCAAACTGCCCTTTGGGCAAGACGGCAAAGGGGCCGATACCGTTTCCGTCTTTAAGGACTTCATGGTCCTGATGCGGGGGGTTGACGGTCCCTCTGACAAGGTTCTCGACGATCTTGAAAGGAAGGTGGAGCATGGACGGGTCCAACAGATTTCAGGACGATAGCGGGTCCGGGTTCCGGTCTAACCCCGCCGATTTCAGCGCCTCCGCCGGTGCCCCTCAGCGGGGAGGCACCGGAGCGGAGCAGGGCGTTACTTCTACGGCCATTGCGGGTAATCCTCATTCCTCGCACGGGTTCAAACGCGCCCTCATGAAGACCCAGCGCTCCCAAGGCGGAACTCTTAAGGGGGACATGGTCAACAAGACCCACTTCGGTGGGAACGGCTTCAAGAAGCCGAATTATTTCGGGCAGGGCGGGGGAAGACACGGCATGCATATCGGTGCCGGGGCACCCTTCACCGGGGCCGCCCATCAGGAAGGCGCGGACTTCTAATGGTGGTCGTGACCGCACTGGTGGTGTTACTGATCGTTACCGTCGTGGGTGCGTCCTTTTTTATGGTGGTGCACGCCGATCGCCAGTGCGCCCACTACCGGTCAATCATCAGTTCCCAGCAGGAGCGGATAGACCGGCTGACCGAGGCGGTCGCGGCCAAATCCGGGGTGGAGGGCCTGATTCTACCGCGTCCCCCCATCCCCGTTGAGAAAAGTTCCGGGTGGTTCGACAAGAAACCTTTTAAGGAGGATATACCAAATGCGAAGCATTAATCGAGTCGTAGCCTTATCTGTAATCCTCGCCCTTGCCGTCATTATTGGCGTTGGCGGGTTTCACCATCCCAAATCGGTCGCGGCTCAGTACGGATCGACCTTCGTTCCCGGTTTCGCTGCTCCCGCCGTTACCTTCGCTGCCCTTGCTACCACGACCGGCGCTGCCGGGACCGTTACTAACCCCGGGGCTAACCTCTCCATACAGGTGGATGGCGGACCGGTGTTCTGTTCCGGCGCAGAGGAGAATATCTCCGAATCGGTTCTCAACCTGCTTGCCAATACCACCTATCTGATCGTATTCAACTGCCCCCAGACTTTGGTCTACGCCAAGACCGCCGTGACCGGTCCCGGCTCTCTCGGCACTTCTCAGCTTAACGGCCCCGGAGTTCCCAACGCCATCCTCTATCCCATTCCCGGCGTCGAGATTCCTCTCGCAACCGTGGTCTGCGGGGCTTCTACCTGCGCAACCATCACCGATTCGCGGTCCGTCGCCCAGTTCCCGGCAGCGAAGATGTTGGCGAAGTCCACCTTCGCGAACCTTCCCTCCACCTATGCGGACGGCGGCATGCTGATATGCACCTCCTGCACCGTCCTGACCACCGGTTCCGCGACCTGCACCTCCGGGGCTGGCGTGGACCTTGCCGTCCGCGTTTCCGGCGCTTGGCGCTGCTTCTAACCGAATCGTAGCCCGGAGGGCTGATGGGCGGTCTTCTCCAAGCCGTGCGCGGGGCGTTTGGCCGGTCCGCTGACGGCCAGAAGGATAACACCGACTCGGGTGTATCCAATCAGAATGGGCTAGACCAAGGGAAGGCCCTGCAGAAGACGCAGGACACTTGGACGGACCTCAAGAACGCCTATATCGTATACCATCAGTCGATCTGGCAGGCCCTTCTCTTCTACGCCAACCAGTCGTGGATTGACTGGGATGACGCCCGGAAGGTCTGGCAGCCCCAGCAGCCCACGGACGAGTGGGTTCCTCGCCCCCGCATTAATCGGTTCTCCCCGACCGTCGATGCCGTCACTTCCAATATTTATCAGTTCCCGGAGGTAGAGGCTTCCCCCAAGGCCGAGAATGACGATCTCGACCCCGAATCCTCCATGGTGGCAAGGGTCGCCACGAAGCTGGCCGCTTATGTTTCGGAGAAGGAGGGTCTCAAGAAGCAGTTCGGCACTTCCGGCGACAGGGCCGGATTAGCCGCCAACCTCTTCGTCCTCTGTGGTGGCCTCGCCTCCATCATACAGGTCAAGTCCTCCAATTCACAGCAGCAGCAGAAGGGCGCACAACCGACCAAGGGGTACATGTGCGACACCTGCGATCGCTGGAATCAGGTCCCCATTGGGGAGGAGCCACCGGCATTCTGCCCCGGGTGCGGCCAGCCCGTCGAGGCCGAGGATTCGGAAGTGGTCGCGCCGATGCAGGACGAGCAGGGCCAGCCCCTCATGGAGGACATTTCCTCCTACGAATTATCCCTCCGCATCGAGTCCAACCTCGGGGCCTTTCCCCGGCCCGGGGCCAATACCATGGACGATTCCCCGTATTTGCTCTGGGCCATTCGACGCCCCACCGACATGATCTGGTATATGTGGGACTTCGAAGCCCAGCCGGACGCCGTCTGGCCGGACGGTTATGCCGTCACCTACGAGCACGCCCTCAATTTCTGGTATACGGGTTATAGTAATAGTACGGTTCAGGTCAAGGATTCCTGCATGACCTTGGAAATGTACGTCCCCCCGAAGAAGCTTAAGGACTTCCCGGACGGATTTTATCAGGTCGTCATCAACGACAAGCCCGCCTTCACCGAGGAGTGGAAGTTCCCCGAGCACCCGGTCACGTTCGCTTATTACCTCACCCTCCCTACGATCTTCTTCCCCCGTTCTATCGGGTTCGACCTCGTCGAAATTCAGCGGGAGCTTAATGCCTATGAGTCCGTTATCAAGCTTCATGCCATGGTTGCGGCGGTGGACCCCATCGTGGTTGATGCGAATACCATCGTTACGGAAATTACTGGCCGTTCAGACAAGGTCATCAAGTGGCGGGCCATCGGCCCTAATAGTGAACCGCCCCACCGAATGGGCAGCGGCCATCTCGACGATGGAATCTACAAGCAGCGCGACAATCTGCATGCTGAATTCCAGAACATCTCAATGGCTGTCAACGCGTTTAGAGGAGAGCAGGAAGGCGCTATTACGGCTGCCGCCGCGATTGCACAACTACGGGGTCAGGCCGAACTCATGTTCTCCAAGCCCGTCAAGAACTGGAACGACTGGGCCTGCGAAACCATCCGGAAGTACGTGAAATTCATACAGTTCTACTTCACGTTCGAGCAGATAGGCCGCATAGTCGGCCCGGGGCTGGAGGCGGAGATTCGGGCCTTCAAGTCCGCCGACCTCAACTCCATGATAGAGTTCATCGCGACCACACATGGATTGCCGAAGACCCGGGACGAGAAGCGGCAGGAAATGATGACCATGTGGGACAAGGGAGCACTGGACCTGTCCGACCCGGGCGTCCGCTCCAGGGTCTATGAACTATTCGGTGAAACCGGCATGCAGAAGTCCTTCAACAAGGACGCCACCAACGCCAGGCTCGAGAATCAGCAGTTCAAGACGTGGAATTCCCAGATGGGGCCGCCTCCCCAGATTCAGCCCATGCCCCTCATTGAGGACATGGCCATCCACGTGTACTTCCATAAGGACCAAGCTAAGTCACAGGACTTCAAGAAGTGGCCACAGCCTAATCAGGAACTGCTCATCCAGCATATCGTGAATACGCAACTCATGATGATGCAGCAAGCAGCAGGGGCAGCCGCGATGGGAGCGGTCGCCGGGAAGGGCGCCCCCAAGCCCCCTGCGGAAGGGAACGCCAAGCCGGGGGAGAAGTCGCAGTCACAGGTTCAAGGCAACGCCGGGGCCACGGCCTCGCAAGGAAAGTCACCGGGAGGTAACCAATGAAAGACATCTTGAAGTGCGCTTTATACACGGTTTTAGTCTTGGGTGCAGTGTTTTCGGTCTATGGTGTTCCCGGTCCTCCTCCCATGGTTCACGCTGCTCCCCTACAGAACGCGATGCCGGTCTGCGATACGACCAAGCCCGTTTCCTCCGCCTCTTCCCTGCAGGTCATTACTGCCGGGAACGCCAACAACTTCATCTACGTCTGCGGATACAACTTCGGCTCCATAGGCGGCAGTAGTTTTTCCATCGTGGAGGGCACCGGTACCACGTGCGCTACCAACACTCTTGCCTTGGACGGCGGCACCACCGCCGCTGCCGGTCTAGGCTTGGCCGCCAACGGAACGGTCAATTTCGGTTCCGGTTCCGGCATGGTCCTCAAGACCGCCGTGGCCGGTGACAACGTCTGTATCATTATGGCGGGAACGGGGCCTCTCGCAGGAGCGATTACGTGGACTTCCGCAAACTTCTAGCCGTATTAGTATTATGGGTGGCTCCCGCGTTCGGGCAGACCACCACGGTCACGGGCACCATCGTGGACCCGAATGGCAATCCCTACGCCACCGGTACGGCCTCGGCGTTTAAGCAGGTTCCCCTCGGCCAGAACCCGGGCACCCCCGTGAATTCGAACACTTCCAATCTTGGGGCATTCAGTATGGTGCTTCCTTCCCCGGCTTCCTATGTCTTTACTATCTGCGCCCCGCCTACCCAGATCGGCCCGACCGGCAACCCCACCCCCGTTGCTGTGTGCTTCTCCAACCCCACCCCTATTGCAATCTCGGGGGCAAGCCAAGACGTATCCGCTGCCCTCAACCCTTCGGCCAAGATTCTTGGTCCGAATTTCACCACCATTAACGCGGTCGGCTTGAACGGTCCGGGCAATATCGTGGGGACGTTTGGCGGCTCCCCGACCATGAACGGCACGTGGACGTTCGCGAACCCGATAGCAGGGAGCATAACAGGGAATGCAGCGGGAAACGCAGGGACGGCAACAGCGCTAGCGGCGGCCCCCAGCCAATGTGGGGCCACTTTATTTGCTAAGGGTGTCACTGCTTCCGGTAACGCCAACTGTACCCAGCCCGCGTTCACGGACCTATCTGGGTCTCTCGCCCACTCGCAGTTACCGGCACTGGTGTCCGGGGACATCCCCAACAATAGTGCGAACACTACCGGTAATGCAGCTACGGCGACGAATGTTTCCACGTCCGGTAACGGGGCTATAAAGTACGCCACCGCTTCCGCCTATCGTTACGTAGACGGGGCGGGTAGTGACTCCAATGACGGACTCTCCCCCGGCACGGCATTCGCCACGCCGCAGCATTGCAACACGGTGGTACTAGGGTTAGGCGGTGGGACATGCGATGTGCGAACGCTTTATAGCTACATATACTCAACTGAACTCGATGTCGGCGCTCACGCTTCGGGAGCCGGAACTCCGGTCACGATGCTATTTCCTCCTTACGGCGCTTGGACCTGCAACGTCACTGGTGGCGCACGGTGCTTGCAAGTCTTTGACCGCAGCACCGCCATCAGCACAACATCCGGGCAGGGAAACCTCTTTATAATTACTGCCAGTTCATCAGCAAACGTCATAGACGTGTGCGGCACGGAACCTTCTCCGGGCGTTGGCGGGTCCTATCTTCACATGGAGGGAATAAGTTGCGCCGATGTCGCAGGTACAACCATCTCCGGCTTTGTAATGCACATTCAATCACTATTCGATCTCAGTAGAGTGGTCAACGTCAGCGGTTCGAGTCTTGTCTCATCTGGAAGGGCGTTGGGCATAACGAATGTATGTTGTAGCGCTATCGTCGATCAAGCGAAAGGCAATGCTAATAACGTAGGGACGCCCTGCACTCTCGGCAATAATTCCAGCGTGAATGGCGGTGGCAACATCGGGTCGCTGAGTTGTACGAACGCTGGCACGGGATTGAACGATGTCGCCATTGTTCAGTTTAATACCGGGAGCGCGGCTGCTCATTACCATGACATCTACACGGAGGAAGATAACGCCTCCGACACAACTACAGCCGTAGTTGGAGTAACTGGATCGAACGGCAATGCGGATGTAATTGAAAGATTGACGCTGGGCGCGGACCAATCTGGGTCCACTAGGTGCATGATTCAGAATGCGAGTGGCGTGTCGTTAGTAGTGAAAAACACGCAGCTTGGTGGAATATCAGGCTGTTTCATCAATGATGGAAATGCTGGACGTGGCATATTATCTCCGGGGTCTTCGGTGGTGATTTCCGAGTACAGCACGGACCCGAATGTACCGGTCATAAGTTATGTGGCCCAACCGACATTGATACCCGTAGTGTTCGCCAACCTCGGAACTCCGGCGAACGGCACGCTGTACTTCTGCTCAAACTGTACCATCGCGAATCCCTGTGCGGGTAGCGGAACCGGGGCTATAGCCAAGCGTCTGAATGGAGTGTGGGTATGCAACTAACCAAAAAACTCGTATTACTGTTACTACTCGCGATCGCTCCGTTTGCCCGGGGTCAGAGCATTCTTACCCCCAACGCTGCCGGCGTGATCACGGTGGACGCCTCCACCTGCGGCCTCGGCGGCGCTGCCCAGTCCGCGTGCGCCTTCAAGATCGCGCTCACGTCCAATGCTACCCTCACCATTATAAACGGGCTGGGCGGCCAGACAGTCAAATTATTTATCAATCCGGGAACGTTCACGCTGACATGGCCGTCAAATGTTCCGGGGTCTCCATCCCTTATTACGGGCGCGAATAATGCCATCGAATTACAGTACGACGGATTCGCCGGAACTTGGTACGCCAGCAATGTTAACGGCATACCGCAGGTGACGACGAACCCTACCTGCCCATCGAGCGGGGCGTTCCTGTACTTCAATACCGTTACGAACCAACTATTACAGTGCAGCAGCGGCGTATTGACTACCGCGACTGGCGGCTGGGGCACCGTTACGGACGCCGCGCAGTTTGGCGTCAAGGGCGACGGCAAAGCCTCCTGCGTGGCCAGCTTTACGAACGCGTCGAATGTGGTAACTACGCTTTCTACCGAACAGCCATTCTTATCTAGCGATGCGGGGTCCATCGCTTACGGAACAATCAATCAATGCACCAGCGTAATCTCCAACCTCGCTTCAGCGGTTATGCCGCTGGGGAAAATCTGCACGAATCAACCTATCACCGCGCATCAAGTCTTCATGTGCCAGAACGATGGGCTTACGGCTCAAAACGCCAGCGCCACCTGTACTTCCACGGCCTCAAACGGCCAGTGTAACTTCGTCTGGGCGCATACCGACAACACGGCTGCGCTGCAGGCAGCGTGGGTGGCCGCTTCCACCATGCCGTGCAGTCTTCTTTTGCTTCCCGCCGGTGGCATCTACATTAACGGCCTGATTCAGAACTCGACCGGGTATTGTCAGCAAGGCGTGAACGCCCCCAACGGTGTAATGCAGGGGACCGGCGTGCGCGGAGCGGGCGGCCAGAACAGCACATTGATTTTACTGAGTCCGGCCACCGATTTCACGAATGCCACGCTTGCAAACGGGGGAGCGTGGTTCGCGGTGCCACAAACCACAGGAGGAGATCAGTCGAAATTCCTTGAAGGCTTCGCAATCTTCGGCGCTGGGCTGGCGTTGACCAACTCCACCGCCGCATTCGGACTAGTCGGGCAATTCGAGTCAGCGTTTCAGAATATCTCGCTGATTGAGTTCGGCGGCACGGGCATGACCGGCGTCTCCATGCAAGGGGTGACAAACGCCAACACCAGTCTGATGAACGTCAACATCGCTGGTCCTGCCGTTCCTTGCTCATTCGCCAGCTATGTCACCGCATGGAACGTATTCTGTGGCGGTGGCGAGTCGGTCATACTCGGTTCCGCGACCCTCAACAGTTACAACACGCAATTCCTGGGAATCTTCGTAGGCGGGCAGGCGGCATCGGTTTTGTGCAGCGGTGGCGTCGTATGGAATTCGTTCGGGGATTACGTTCCCGGCCCCACAGCCCAATCTGCGGTGCTTTCAAATGGCTGCACCATCAACGCGCATGGAAGCCGTTTCATCGGGGGCGCAAGCACGAGTATTGGGGTAAAAGACAATCTTGGTGGCACCACGATTAAAGCGGTCAATAGCACGTTCTCTGGAGGCACCAACTCCGTCAAAATGTTGGCTGGGAGCACCTTCGTGGATGAGGGTGGGAACATCTTTACGGGTGCCGTCAACAATGCTGGCGGGTGGTTCGGAGCGGCATCTGTAACTGGGACGATTCTTGCCGCCTCGAATATCACCCCAACATCCGGTTTCGGTACTGGCTGCGCAACCGCTGGCCAGTGCATATCCGCAGTCACCGGAGCTTCGCGGCAAGGGCAGTTCACAGTCACCTATGGAACTACGCCATCTTCCCCGCAGGTGCTTACCATCGTCTTTCCAATAGCGTTTCCGGTGACTCCGATTTGCTCACTTACCGACGTTGGCGGAACGAACGCCTTCCCGACCAGTATCGTTACAACGACTTGCACTACGACAGGGGCGAGTTTCACGATTACCAACACGCCGGTTGGAGGAAGCACGGATATCTTACAATTTCAGGCTGGGATTCCATAGGAGGCACCATGAAGCGCACAATTCTACTCGGGCTGTTTTGCTTGGTGCTCACGCTACCTCTCGCGGCTCAAACCCCCATCCCCATCCAGAACCCATCGTTTGAATCACCCGTTACGTGGGGCGCCGCTCTTGGCCTTAGCGCATGGGAATTTGGCAACGTGCCGGGCTGGACACTGGCATCCGGCTCGAATGGTGGCGTACAGTCGCTAAGTGCGAATTACTTCACTGCCTACCCCAACGGCAAGCAGGGTCTGTTCCTGAATATCGGTAGCATCGCGCAGGACTTGGGCATCCCGGCACAGCCAAACACGACTTATTTGCTTTCCTTCTATGTAGGCAACCGGCTCGACAACTTCAATGGCATAGCAATTGCCCAGCTTCTCATCGGGTCCACGCCACTCTGCTCGCTTAACGTCACCGAATCCACCATCCCCGCTGGCACCTATACGCTCTCCACGTTGAACTGCACTACTGGGGCCACCGTCCCCGCAGGCGATCTTATCATCCTGCTTAGCAATTCGGGCCTGCAGGCTAACTTCGACGCCATCTCGCTTACATCGTCTCCCACTGTCGCGCACAGTGTCACGCTTATATGGAAGGATTTACTCAATCCCACCGGCACCAAATATAATATCTATCGCGCCCCCGGTGGGTGCCCGACTACATTCGCTAAATCCCTGCTCGTAGGAGGCGTTACGGCGCTGACTTACACCGATTTGACCGCCGTGACAGGTTCTCAAAACTATTGCTACGGCGTGACCGCCGTCTCAGGGACAGTGGAGTCTACACCGGCGCTGACCATATATGTTCCAGCGCCGCCAACGAATCTGGTGGCACAGTAATGGGAAGGGATGAACTCAAATCCGCAGCCGAACCCGGGGGGTTCGTCGAGTACGGTAAGGAACAATTACCCAAGATTGACTCGATGCGCCGCGACAAATCCCAGCCGGACTTCTATGGCGTGCCAATCCTCCGGGACGAGCAGGTCCTATATACTACGGCTGAGGAATTGGGGGGTAAGCCCGCGTCCTGCTATACCTGCAAGGAGCAGAACCCGGACAAGACCTGCGAGAGGCTGGGTCCGGATATAAAGGTCCAGAAGGTCACGGGGTCCCGGGACAGCGGCGATCCCATAGAATACTGGCCCTGCTGCTCCATGCACGAATACGGCCCCGGTTCCGATAAGGTCAAGTTTCACGACGCCCTTGATACCCCCGATTCAGTTGGCCTCATCTGGATCAACGCTTCCGAGAGAGGGCAAAAGTCCGGTGGGGCCAACTGCGGGGGCGTGGAAGGCGGGGACGATTGCGACCACTACATGGTGGCGAAGGGCGAGAAGTGGGAGTCCAAACAAGGTGCGTGCCGGGTGCTGCAGCATACCGTCAACGCGGGGGATATCTGTACGGCTTGGTGGGATGACGATATCCTTGAATTTCCTGAGGCGCAGCAGCTTATAAAGGGGGACAAGGTTTCCATCGAGGGCTTCCGCAAGCGCCGTCTAGTCAAGTCCATATTGAGTAGGGACAAATAGGTGTGCTATACTGTACGAAGGGGGAAACACTATGAACCGTCAATTTTCAAAATGGTTTGGCAGTAGGCCGGTGATGTACTGGGCCACTCCAGCGAACCCCGCCAGTTCCCAAGGCTCCGGGGATGGCGGCGCGGGGGCGACGGGAGGCGGCGGTGCCCCCCCTGTGCCTGCCGCTCCTGCCCCCGGGGGAGCGCCAGCTACACCGGCAGCCCCGGCTCCGGGCCAGACGGGCATCGAGAACCTCCGCAAGGAATATGACGGACTGAAATCCAAGTACGAACCTTGGGAGAAGCTGGGAATCCAGCCGGACGCGGCTCAACTCAGCCACGGGGTCTACACCCGGATTTTCCAAGAAGCGGGGGGGCTGGGCCGGGAACTGGGGTACCCGGATGCCGAAATCGTCGAGGCCCTCAAGGAAGACCCTATCGCAACCATCGACTTCCTGCGCAACGAGGCGTTCCAACGCCAGCAGGGACGGGGTAATCAGGACCAAGGCGACGACCGGGACCTCGCCCAGCAGATTCAGGAGCGAATCGATCAGGCCATCGGTCCGATACGGCAGCAGGAAAACCTCCGCATCACCAACGAGGCCAACGCGATATTCGAGCGCACCACCCACCAGCTTATCGCGGAACTCTTCACCAAGGAAGGCATCGATATCGGGAAGGCGAGTCAGGACGAGGTTGCTCTCCTTACCAATGCCACTTCCGAGATCATGAAATACGACGAACAGGCCCTCAAGGACCTCAAGTTCGGAGGCAAGACCGCTGGAATCCAGAAGGCGTTCCAAGAGGCGGTCACGATGATCGACAAATACTACCTAGCCAGAGCGGCGCGGGAACGGGGGGCGGTCGGTGGTGGTCCCCGTCCGGGCGCGGGCCAGCAGCCACAGGGAGGGCAACCGGGGAAGAAACCTTCCCTCGACGAAATGATTAATGACCCTGACAGTATTCGCCGGGCACAAGGTAAGTCCGGCTACCAGTCTTGACGTAAGCGGCATCGTCAACCGCAGGCGTAAGAGGGTTCGCCACCTCAGGCGTACAAGCGGCTCGCCTCGCTAATTCGATAACGAGGGAGAATAGACTCAATGGGAGTAGACACAACGACCTACCTTCCCGATGCCAAGATCGTCTATGGTGCGATTCAAGAGCAGGTATCTACCCTGCCCGCAGTAATGAACCTTTTTGGCGACGGGAGCAAGTTCGGCAAGCCCATCAACAACGTCGGCATTCGCGGCTACGTATTTCTGGCCCGCGTCAAGCCGAATTGGAACTTGGGCTACAGGCCGGAAGGCACGACCGGCGTGGGCGCGGCTGGCAATCAGGGCCTCACCAACGCCACCGTCACCCTCCGGTATATGTATTGCCCGATTACTATTACCGGGCAGGCCGAGAACCTCACCAAGGGCGAATCCCGGGCCTTCATGCAGGCGAAGGCGCTGGAAGCCAAATTCGACATGAAGGATATTGTGAGCCACGCGAATGTGGTGGTAATCGGTGCGGAACCGGGCGGGCAACTCGCTCAGGCCGCAGCCCCGATCGTGGCGAACACGTCCTTTACTGCAGACAACACCGGACTACTTCCCGGCGCGATTTATCTCCGCGTCGGCCAGCCAGTAGACTCCATCCCGGTCGGCGGCGGCGCTCCGGACTTCGTCAACGTTCCCATCACGGCCATCAACTATACCACCCGCGTGGTAAGCGTGGCCGCAACCAGCGTGGCAGGCCACGCCATCGCGCTTACCGGGGAGTACCCCCAATTCGCCGTCGTCAATGATGGTTGGTTTACGGCGAACGGCTTCCAGAACCTAGTCAATTCCAGTGGCGTGGTTCAGGGCATCGACCCCGGCGTCTTCCCGGCTTGGCAATCGTACCTGTTCGACAATGGGGCAGCGGCTCTTAGCTCCCAATTGCTCCAGCAGTTGCGGCAGTTTGTCAAGAACCGGGGCGGGGTGGACGGAAATATCTTCCTCCTGCCGTCCGCGCAGATCAACCAGTACATCGGCATTGCCACGACCACCCTGCGTTTTGACATCACGAACGAGGGTCCGGCGGCCAAGGTTGGGAAGAAGGCGCTCGATCTGGGCTTCAACGTTTTCGACTACGCAGGCTTGCCTATGGTCGAGGACAAGGACCAGCGGACCGACCGCATCTTCCACGGCGACACCGAAATGATGAAGAAGTTCGAGGCAATCCCGCTAAGTCTGGCAGAGGACGAGGCGGGGACTTGGACTCGCATCATTGGTGCAAACGGTATCGCGGACGCGGTCGCAGGGCTGCTCCGCTGGTACCACAACGTTGGAATCCTTCAACGCAGTGCTTGGGGGCGTCTACAAAACCTCCTAGTCCCTGCAAACTTTGCAACTGCTCCGCCTACTATCTAGGTTGCGCAGTTTCCGTCTACCATGGTATCATCTTCTTAGGGGGATGATACCATGGGTAGATATCAACACGTTAAGGATTGGAGAGAAGTCAACCGTGATAAACTGGCAGACCAGTCCAGACGAGCTATTAGTCGTAAGAGGGCCTTCGTGCGTCAAGCCAAATCTGTACCGTGTGCGGATTGTGGTAGGCGCTACGGGTATTGGGTTATGCAGTTTGACCACGTGCGGGGTATCAAGAGATTCGAACTCGCCGGTAAGAGCCTCGGGAGTTGGGGCATGAAGTCCATCCTCAATGAGATGGCGAAATGCGACGTAGTATGCTCGAACTGTCACGCTGATCGAACTTATAAAAGGTCTATGGGGGGTCTATGACTATCGCTTTGATGGCGTCGCGTCCGGACTGGTGGGACATCGAGGTAGAGACCTTGTCCGCTATGCTCGTCAAGGGCATGTGGTTGCCGCACGAGGTTTCAATGATCGAGCGGCAAATCGAAGACCGTATCGCGACCGTCAAGGCGGGGCTGGGTTCCCCCACCCAAATCATGTGGACGTTCAAGATTCAGAAGGAAGTGGACGAATTCTGCCGGGTAAGGCACGATAGGCACTTGGGCTGGATGCTGGACCGGTTCGTTGAGGAACTAGGCGTCTGGCACCCGGTCGGATATGTCGGGACTGGGGGCAGGGCGGTTCTCATCGAGGAACAGGACGGGAACGGCAACACGGTATTGCGGACGATAGTGGAGGACGATAAGGTCCGCCCGGATTTGGTTAACTACCTACGCGCTCACGACATGCAGAGGCCGGGATATATTCAGGAAAAGCGGGACGCCGCCGAGGCCATACGGGACGAAAACTTCCGGCTGGCGAATGAACGACTGGGGGGCATCATCGACGGCATGAGCGACAAGCGCGTCAAGGAGTTCATACAAGTAGAGAGGGCAATGCAGACCGGGGAGGAGATCACCCTCCGGGGGGCCAGCCGCGAAACGTGGAATAAGCTGGAGGCAGCCAATCTAAAGTTTGCGAAGGAGCACGGGCACCTTCCGGAGGCGGCCCCGGAGGAGTTGTGTGACAACCCGGGTATGCGACCGGACGTTTATAAGCGGGAAACAGGCGGTAAACACATTCTCGAAAATTAAGGGGGAGGTTCATTATGGCTGCGACTATTCCGGGAGTACAGGTAATGGCGAGCACTTACCACGACACGATGGTCCTCTATACGGCCACGGACGAGGTAAGGGCCGTGGTGGATGGGGCGAGACCGGGGGCAAACGGGAGGCTATTCATCGTGCCCCCGGGGAAGCCCACCAAGGTTCCGTTCGAGGCAGGGCGTTTCATCCTTGAGCATCTCGGCTATACCGGCGTGGTCCGGGTCGAGGAGCAGGAGACGGAGACGGGCGTGACTTGGGACGTGGATAAGGCCAAGGAGGAGTCGCTGGCCAAGTCCGAGGAGCAGGACACCAAGCGGCTATCTCAATTCGTATCCGACATGGTGACGGACTTCGTCCAGCGCAACAAGCCGGTGCCTGCGCCTCCGGAGTCCATCATGCGCATCATCGAACGGCGCAAGTTTGACCTTAAGAAGTATGGAATTCGCCCCATCGGTTTCGCGGACCCGGCGCAGGAACAGGCGGACGGACTGGCCGCCGAGAACAAGAACCTCAAGGACCAGTTGGCGATTCTCTCGGCGCAGGTGGCACAACTCATGAAGCAGAACGGCGGCGAAGATACCGAGGCGGACGGGGAAGTGCCTACCCAACCGGCGCGGGCGCGGAGGAAATAAGTGCAAGCCGATAAGGCCATGCTCGGGATGCCGGTAAGGGTAATCTCGGGCGACCATGAGGGAAGGGCCGGGGTGATAGTACACCTAGACTTCCCCCGGGCCTCCTATACCGACCCGGAACTCTATGCCATCATCCGGTACAAGGAAAAGGACGAGGACGGGCAGGTCCGTGAGGACGAGATTGCGCTACCCGTCCGTAGACTGGAGCAGTCGAGATGAGCTATATCATACACTGTAAGATTTGTAAGACCGCCATCGGGGCGGGGGAAGATGAACCTCCCGAGGGCGACCACTACTGTTCCCTGCACGTCCCGAAGGAACTGCACGACGAACCGGGCCACCAATACGAGGGCGCAAGGGTGGAGGCGACGGAACCGCTGAGGCGGGATAGCCGAAAGTAAACCCTAGGAGGGCCGGTGGCAGACACACTAGCGACGGTTCGCACATCGGTCCTCGCTTGGCTTCGCGGGGATTACGCCCTCGCGACCGATATTCCCCTACTCAATGAGGCCATCAACGACGCCCTCGAATCCATCTGGAACAAGATGGTCATTACGCAATATGAGAGGATGTTTGGGGCAAACAGCCCGGTGACCTTCAACGCCCCGGCAGGAGCACAAAGGGTGACCCTCGTATCCATCCAAGACCCGACCATAGCCCCGGTGGTGGCCGCCGTAGCCGGGGGCGCTCTCGGCGCTCGTAATTACCAGATCGCCTACACCTACGTGACTGAATCCGGCAGCGAGACGAACCCGTCCCCGTATTCACCCCTCGCGGTCGGGGCTAACCAGCTGGCGAAGATTACCAGTCCTGCGTACGAGGCGGGATTCAAGGTGTTTGGGTATAACGTCTATTCCACGGGAGTAAGTAATGATACCGACCAGTCCGCACTCCAGAACCAGAACCCCATCCCAATAGGGGTACCGTTCGCGGAACCAGTGGCGGGGTTCCAAGACTTGGGCGCGGTCCTTCCCGGGCCTCCCCCGCAGGAATGGGACCAGCCTCCTCCTCTCGCGAACACCACGGGGGACAATATTGCTTGGATTGAACATCTCGAAGTAATAACGTCCGATACCCTCATGCGGGCGTGGAATCAGGTCAGTATGGATTCCGAGGTAATGAGGAGAATGGCCCGCACCCTAAGTACGGCTTCCGAATACCAGCACTACGTCTGGGACCTCATTAACGGGAACGTCATCGAATTCCGGCCCCCGCTGGGGCTGGCCTTCTCCCCCCGGTACTGGCCGGTGGTAAAGGTGCGGCGTCTAGCGTACGACCAAGCCGAGATGCCCTATATTAATATAAACGGCGTCCGGGAGTATATCGTCAACAAGGCGGTAGCCAACTTAAAATTGGGAGTGGACGAGTATCTGGCGTTCCAAGCATGGGATGGCAAGGCCAACGCCAAGGCCCTCGAAGTCCAGATTGCACTACTGGCCGAGAACTGGCGTAAGGATTCTAGAATCGTACCGCACCTCTGGTAAACTATGGCTTCACAGGGACAACAGCTTTACTCTACACCGGCGTTTGAACTTTTCCGTCGCGGGCTTACCACCCAGACGGTCAAGAACTTCCGGGGCATCTCTGCCTACCAGTCCGTGACCTCCCTCGGGCCGGAATGGGCGCTGGATTGCCAGAACGTCATGGTCCCGGGGTGGGGCGGGCTGAGCAAGTTCCGGTACCCCGTGGCACAGTCCCTCGCCGGAATCTCCGGGTCCGGGGCCGGACCGGTGTTCTTCACCGATTTCCAGCAGAACAACGGCACCCGGCAAGTGGTGGCGAACTTCGCTAACAACAGCCTGTGGGCACTGACGGCAGACATGACAGCCAAGATCGCCATAGACGCCGGGGCGACAGACGCGCCGATCTGGTCCATGGTCGAGGCCAACAACATTCTATTCATGGCAAACGGCCAGCGCATGATGAAGTGGACGGGGGCGAACTTCTGGCTATGGGGGATACAGCCGCCTACCGCTTCGTTAAGCCTCGGGTCGCTGAACGTCAACATCTTCTCTATCCAGCGGGCAGCAAACGTTCTTACCATCACCCTCAATTTTGGTAACATCGGCGGGACGATCTACCAGCCATTAAACCTGCTGGTCGGGGATACCATCACGGTCGCGGGGAACACCGGCGACCCGACAATGAATGGAACCTTCGTGATTGCAACTATCGTGACCCCCGGGGAAGCCTATACCGTCAATCAGGCGGGGGCAAATAGCGGGCCGTTCAACCACGCGGGCGGGGCAGGGACAGTATCCGTCCCCTCCGAGAGCGGTGTATTCTCCGGGGCGACCGCTTCCCGCGCTGCTGGCGTCGTGGTCTTTACGTTGGCCGTACCTGCGTACACCGGCATCCTTGCGGCAAATGCGGGACTACAAATAGTGACCTCCGGTTGGGCCGACCCGACATTCAACGGGACTTTCGCTATCACCGGGCTTACTCAAGGGTTCGGGTGTATACAAAGCTTCACGGCCCTGCAAGCGGGGCCGGACTCGAACGCTGCCGGGACCGGCACTATCACCACCGGGGTAAATTTTGTTACCGACAAGGTCTACGGATTCTCGTACGTCAATCAGATCACCGGCCATGTCAGTAATGTTGGGCCGTCCTTCATCCTGCCGGGGCCGGTCACGAACAGGATACTGTTCTTTGGCGTTCCCGCCTCTCCGGACCCGCAGGTCACTGGCCTGATAGTGTTTGCCAGTTTGGATAGTGGAGCAGACTTGTTCCGGACGCCGACCAGTTCCATTACCGGAGCGTCATCCTCCATCGATATGTCTCCGGATGCCAGTCTGGATGCCTCGACGCAAGCGCCCCTCCTCAATAACCCGCCCCTGCAGGGAAACTTCCTAGCGGTAGGCCAGAGCCGGGTGTTCGTAGCGAACTTAACCGGCGCAACCACGGACATTATATATTCGGGATACGAGCAGATTCTACTTGGCCGCCCGGAGGAGAGTTTCCCCCCGAACAACCGCCTCAAGCTGGCGATCGGAGCCAGCGCCATAGCTGGAATAGGCGTATTGCACCACGGCGTGGTGGCATTCAGTAACCTCGACCGCATGTACACCCTGAGGGGGCAATTGGAGGACATCTCCATCTCCGCACCAGTACAATTCTCCGCGTTCCTTGAGGAAATGCCGTGGAAAATCGGCTGCAAGTCCCACGCCTCCATACAGGCGACCCCGTACGGATTGCTCTGGTGGGCCAGCGATAATACGGTACAGTTATTCAATTTTGGCTCCGCCCAGACGGGTACGGCGTCGGGGCTGCAGGATATGTCCCGGAACGTCTACCCCCTGCTGAGGCAGGCCACCCCGGGGTACGAATATAACGCCCAGTCCGCGTATTTCAACTGGCTGGAGCGGGACTGGTACGCCTTACTATTCTCGGCCAACGGTTCCGTTACCCCAAACCAGATCATATTCTGGGGGCTGAATACCGAGACCTCGGCCATAGACGTATTCCCGTGCAACATCCCGGCGAATTCCATAGGCGTGATTACCACCAACAAGCTACAGAAGTTGCTCTGCATCGGCACCGGGGACCAGATATTCAACCTACCCATCTCGCAGGACACGACCGGAGGCGTCTCCCCCTCCCCGAACACCATCATCCCCAACACGGAGAACAACCTTGCGGCCCACTGGAATTCCGGGTACTTCGGAAACGAAACCCCGACTCGGAGCAAGATGTTCCGTAGGGCATTGGTGGTGACGGACATCCCCGCCGACCCGACCAACATGACCATGACTGCCGCGATAGTGGACAATCTGCAGCACAATATTCGGAATCCATTACTGGTGGGGCCGGTGGGAGTGCCTACCAGCGGACTGGCCTCGATTTCGATGCGGGGCAACCGTTGCTCTCTGCAACTAACCTTCCCCCCGATAGACGCCAGCGTGAACGTATTGGAACTGTCACTAGGTTCCATAGGGACGGCTGACCGATGAGCACTAGAGGAGTTCGGGAATTACCAGTCGGGATTCCAAAGGACCTGCGGGACTTCCTACAGGACTTACAGGGGCAGGTGGTGAGCCTACGGGGAACGCAGCAGCCCCTCCCCACGCCCACGAACTTCAAAGTTACCCCCATGGCGTTCGGGAACCTCCTCCAGTGGACCCGGTCCCTTGGGGCGGATTACTACGAAGTGTTGTGGGCGGCCACGGCCAACAACACGCAGGCGAACGTTCAGGGCGTCGGGGACAGCGCCCAATGGTTCGATAACGTGGGACAGGCCGCCGTCAAGCGGTATTACTGGGTCCGGGCGAAGAAGTATCTGGGGAACACCAGCCTGCTCACGCCCGGATTGAGCGGCACAACGCTCGCCAGTGGGACCGGGGTGAATCCCCCTACCCCGCCCCCGGCCAGTAAGATTCTTGTGATCGATATGCAGACCGGCCACGTCATACCGTACGCATTGGTGCACGGCAGAGGGAGCGATCAGCCATGAGCAAGCCCAGCCGAAGTCCCCTAGAGGGGTCAATCGGGAGCACGGTTAAGCAGAACCAGCAGCAGCAGGGGCAGGATTATGGGACCGCGCAGGGGACCCTATCCCAATTCGAGGGGCCGGTCCAGCAGTCCCCGTTCTACAAGGCCCTACTGAACACCGGCACCGAAGCCACGTCGAACGCGTATCAGAACGTCATGAGCAATACCAATGCGAGGGCGAACGCGGCGGGGTTTGGGCAGCAGCAGCCGGTGACGCAGGGGGCGGACACGCAGGTCGCCACTTCGGAAGCGAAAGCACTGGCGGCTCAGCCGAATCAGGCCCTGCTCGAAGCGAGCGGACCGGCGCTGGCGGCGGCAGGACAGACGGCAGGAATGGGCACCGCGCTGGGAAGCGAAGCCGTGGGGCTGAGCGGACAGCAGGCGGGGCTGGAGCAGCAATACCAGCAGCAGCAGCAGCAGTTCGGCAGCGGGCTGTTCAACTCCTTATTGGGAATCGGCATGGATGCGGCGACCGGAGGGCTATCCGGTCTTGGCGGTAACCTCTCCGGAATATTCACCAACAAGGGCACCGCCCCTCCGCAAGTTGGTGACTTTGGTGGGGGTGCATAATGGGCGGATTCGGCACCATGGTGGGCCAGCCGGAAGAGATTCCGGCGGAGTACGGCGCACCCCGGCGCAGGCAGTCCGGGCTATACAGCAACATGCTCGGATTGGAAATGGGCGCGGGCGGGGGCGGGGAAACCGATACGGAACGGACCACGGACGACATGACTGGCCGCTCCGGGGGGCCGAACCTCGACCGCGCCAAGACCAATGGGTCAGCCGGAACGGGGCAGGGAGTGGACTACGGGGCCGGGGCGCGGGCGCACTTATCGGAACTCATCAAGCAGCGGGACGCGGCCATGGCACCGCAGCCGGGGCCGACCGGAAAGCAAAGGCTATTACAACTGTTACCGGAGATCGCTGGGGTGGCCGGGGCGGCCTTCTCGGGGATTCCGGGCGCGACTCAGGGAGCGGCCCAAGGCATAGAACGGGGAGTGGCGAGGCGGAATCAGGTCACGGACATTCACCAGAGAGAAACCTTCGACCGCCAGAACAAACTAATAGACGATGTAAACCGGCAGCAGACGCTAATGGACCAAGAGGAGATGGAACGGCAGCGAATGGCTACGCAGGAGGACCTCGCGACCAAGCGCATGACCCTGCAGGAGAGAATGCAAAGCGAGCGCCAGCAGAGCATGCTGGACCAGATTGCGGCCAGAGGCGGGGAGGCGCGCAAGACCGAGGACGATAAGGAAACCAACCGCGAGAGTCTGGAGGACCAGAAGCAGGTAGGGAGGATGGCGGTAGCGCAGGCCCGGATTGCGGCCCAGAAATCGATCGCGAACGTACGGGCGGCTGCGGCGGCGAACAAGGCCAAAGCCATTCCCCCGCTGGTCGCCAAGTCCTTCGATACGTTCGAGGATAGCCAGTCCCGATATGACGTGATGATGAACAGTTACAATGAGGCGACCCGCGACCCCGGGAACCAGCAGGCGATGCTAAACCTATTGGCGAACCACTTGGGCATGACCATGGGGCTGCAGAAGGGCGCGAGGCTCAACCAGAGCATTATCGATGAGGCGAAAAGATCGGGGTATCTAGACGAGCGGGTCGAGGCGCATTTCGGGCCGGACGGGTATATGACGGGCGTGGTGCTCACCCCGAGGCAGATGAGCCAGATGGTAACACTGGCACAAGGGAGGCTGCAGGAGGATTCGCGCAAGGTTCAGGAGATGGAGGAGTATTTCAACGTACAGGGGGCGACCAGACCCACGCCGAATTTGAACCCAACGGCCCCAAAGCCGGGAGCGAATCAGCCCCCCGCCCCCAAGCCGGGATTCAAGGTCCAGCGCAACACCAAGACCGGTGAGTACAGGCAGGTACCAATTGCCCAATAATGGCAACGATGGATGGGAAGACGTAAAGCCGCAGGCGCAGCCGCTCAAGGCGAAGGTTGCGGAGGATTCCGGATGGGAGGACGTGCCCGCACAGGCCGTCCCCCCTCGTCTCGCGCAGAAAGTTGCCCCCGTCCCCAGTAATTTCGACCGGGAGGCAACCGAGTTCGGTTTGGGGGTCGCCAGTGGGGCCAGCGGCTTACCCGAGACCATGCATCCGCTCAAGGACGCGGTCAAGAATGCGCAGGGCACCCCAACCCCCACGGATGAGATAGTCGGGGAGTCAATCTTCCCCGGGTACGGGGCCGCCAAGGGCATCTACCGGGCCGGTAAGGAACTGTTCTCCGGGCCGCCGAACGAGGACCCGGAGGACGCCGCGATGAGGAGAGCGCACGGGGCCGGGTCGCTGGTGGGGCAGGTAGTTCCCGCGATGGCGGGGGAGGCCAGTGAGGAGGGTGGAACCCTAGCCTCCAAAGTAATGAGAACTGAGGGCGGGGCAGGGCCGGTGAGACCGGGGCTGAATAGGGCAGCCAGAGTTGCCGGGGCGGTGGGTGGGTATGAATTGGCCAAATATCCCGGGGCGATTGCCGGGGGATATATGGGGCCGACCCTGCTGGATATGGTGTCCCCGAGGCGAACCGCGCCCCCGCTCATAGAGTCGATTAAGGCTAGTTCCGGTTCCGCTCCAGTTTCCCCGGCTATAAACGCTGAGGGCGCGGTAGCCTCCGGGGGCGGGGAGCACCCCGTAACCCGCATCCCCATTAGGGAGACGCCGTTCACGAACCCGCTGACCCCGGAGCAAGTGCCGGGGAAGCCGCAACTCAGGGAAATTGCGGGGAAGGGGGATAGTAGGGCGGGACAGGAATTACAGAGGCGGGGAGAGACCGTCCTATATACCCCGGAGGAGGGATATCCCCCGGCCCGGGAGAGCACGACATTCTCATCCAAGGGCGGGGGGACGCGCCCACCGACCGCCCCCGCCCCCGTTCCTCCCCGTGCGGAGAGTTCCGGAACTCCGGGCGTGGAGAGGCGGGCCGCACCCGGCGAGGCAGGCCCCCGGGCCAAGCTTATCAACCCGGAGCAGCGGACGGTATACTACGACTTGAAGGCGCAGTTACAGGACCCGAATCTTTCCCTGCGGGACAGGGTTATAATGGAGAGGCAGGTTGCGGACATGGAGGGGCACCCGTTCGAGCATGAGAAGTTACCGGACCTCAAGTCCATGAAGACGGAAAAGAGGATGAACCTCAAGGATGCGACGGCGGCGAGTTCCAAACGTACGGCAGGTAGGAAGCAGCGGTTCGGTTCTACGGGTACCCCGGAGGAATAATGCACTTCGACTCTACCATTACGCTCGGGAATTTCCTGACCTTCGTTCTTCTGGTGATAGCGATAATCAAGTTCTATAATGCGCAGGCCCAGTCCAAGAGGGCGGAGATCGAGTACCGCAAGGACATAGAATGGCGCATGGCGAACCTTGAGACGTGGAGGAAGGAGCATATGGTGGACGCGGACGCCCGGGACGCCTTGCTCAAGAAGCTCGACAAGGTCTGCGACCATTTGGAATGGCTGATAAAGGACAGGCAGAGGGAGAATGTGGGGAGGCGCAGCCCCCGGGAAGGACAATCCTGATGTGGACGTACGTGCAGAACAGCGGGGCCATGCTGGACCCGGACGGGAAAATTCTCGCGGTGGGTTATTCGGGGAAGGGGTCGTATAAGAACAACCCCGCGATGGAGGCGGTCAAGAGCCTTGGGCCGATTCCGGTCGGAATCTATGACATGGAACTACCCCCGGTCGATACGGATACCCACGGGCCGTGCGTGATCTGGTTGACGCCGGACCCTTCGAATGATATGATGGGGAGGTCCGGTTTTGGCATACACGGGGATTCGTTTACCCATATGGGCGAGGCATCCGAAGGGTGTATCATCATGCCGAAGTTCGCCCGGGAGCGAATGTCAGAGGTTGGGGGTCAGGTACAGGTAGTGGCGACATTGAAGGAGGCAACGTGAACACAGTAGTGGCAGGGGTAACGGGAAGCTGGAAGACAACGGTAACCGGAGCGGCGTTGGCAGCCCTCCACGTTTCCGTGAACGGCGTTTCACCCAAGCAACTGGTATTCGCGGCGTTGCTGGCGTTCCTCGGGGCGCTGGCGCAGGACCACAAGGCCAGTTAGGGATAGGGGGCACCATGGGCCTATTAGATTTCCCCAACCCGGGGGACTGGTTCAATAGCTTCAAGATGGGGGACATGGAGAGGAAGGCCGCCAACGCGGTCATGTCGGCGGCGTACTCGTCCTACATCTCGGGGCTGTGGTCCGAGGGCAACAGCAAGATATTCTCATGGGCCGGGGCGGGGCAGGGCCTTAAGGATGCGGCCACGGCGGCGTACCTCAGCCTGCGGGAACTTGAATCCAAGGGGTTTCTAGTACTGACGGTGCCCAAAGAATTGCTGGATGCAGATAATCTGGCAAGATTTCAAACAGAGGAGAAAACAAAATGAGCACGAGTACGACACCAGTAACACCAATCTCAACACCCAAGGTAAGCTGGCTCAAGCGGGTCGGGTCCGCGATCTACACCGGCCTCAAGGACGTGGTCGGGTTCCTAGGCTCGGCCAAGGTTCAGGCAGCGGAGGTTCAAGTGGCAAACGTCGCAAGCCTACTTCTGCCGGCAGATGCTCCCCTAATTCAAACGTTCCAAGCGGTGATGGGGAAAATCTTCCAGCAGGCGGTAGTCTCGGAAACGGCCCTCACAAATGTCGCCAACGCCGGTTCTCAAAAACTGGCGGCAGTGGTGGCGGAGATCGGTCCGGAACTCGACCAGTGGGTGGCGAACAACTTCCCCGGGTCGGCCCAAGTTAGCGCTGCGACAAAGGCCGGGCTTGTGAATGCCATCGTGGCCCTACAGAACGACATCACAGTACCGGCCAGTCCGGCCTCTACAACGGCAACGGCAGTTGCCCCCCCTGTGCCAGCTTCTCCCGCTCCGCCTTCGGTTCCGGCGGTAGCGAATCCGAATCAATAATCAGACCCACTACGTCCGGGAGGCCCGCCAGTCCTAATTTGGACCGGGCCTCCTCGACCCTCTCCCGCAATATTGCGGTGTCCCGCTCCTCGGCATACCTCGCCTTCGGTCCCACGCCCCATTCCCTAATGAACAGTATCGCCTCGATCTTGTCCGCAACCCCGACAATAGCCCGTTCCAGAGGGTGGGTGATGGCCTGCATCCGGCTCATCCACGGGCACGCCCCCATCTCAATGGATTTCAGCCCCGGGAACGCGCCCTTGACCGTACTGGGAAGGTCGCCGGTCTCGGCTTCGGGGGCGTCATGTATTAGCGCCCAGAGTATGACATGATATTCGATGATACCGGCAGATGGCAGGTCCTCCCCGTTGATGTACCGGCAAATCTCCATCGCAATCGCCGCCACCCGGAAGGAATGCTCGGCTACGGACTGGGAGCGGGTAGTGGGCACCACTCCCCATCTCGGAACGTGCGATAGCGCTAGCAGGTCCTGCAGTCGGTTATGGCTCATGATTCCTTGTCCCCTTCCCTCTTGACTTGTATCGTGCTATAGGGCGTCCGCACCGTCGCCCGTTCTATTACGGCTACGCTTACCCCGGCTTCGAGCAATTTTTGCTTGGAGATGTTCGTGCTGCAGCTGTCTACGTAGGTTACTCTTATGCCGTTGCAGAGCACGGCTTTCTCGCCCTTCTCGGCCATGTCCTCCTTGACTTCCGATCTGATTTCCTTCTCCTTGTCCTCCAGAGACTTGCGCTGCTGGATGGTCTCAAAGAGGGCGGCAACCTTCCCGGCGAATCGGCCAGAGAACTTTGCGGCCCTATAATCCTTATATTCCTGTTTCTCGCTCATTCCATTTCCCCCCAATTCTCCGCATATCCGCCCTTCGCCCCCATCGGCACCGTCAATGGCGTCGTCTGCGTCAAGTAGTATTGCATGGCCGTGTCCACCTCCTCCATCAGGTCCGGGTCCGCCTTCACCTCCAGTAGCATCGAGTCATGTATCTGTAGCAGGGGGCGGATATCCGGGTTGGCCCGCATCCAGTCCCACATGGCCGCCATAGCCCGTTTCAATAATCCTTGGGCACCGGACTGAATTTTATGGCTATGGCTCTGTCTTTCGGCCTCGGCTCTAACGCTATCAATTCGGCTGTGTACTCCCGGCAGGTATCTAATTCGCCCCCAACGGTCACGAACAAATCCATACCGCCTAGCTTCGGCGCGGCAAGCTTCCATATATACGGCGACGCCCTTTCGAAGATCAAAATATGCATCGATGGCGTCCTTACAGCGATCAACCGTCCATCCCTGTGCGCCCGCAAGCGCCATCTGATCATAGAGTCCCACCTCAGTAATTCCGGTAATGACGCCGAATCCAATGCGTTTGGCGGCGTATCTCTCGATTTTAGTAACATCTTGAGGATTCTTTCCGAAGGCATCGGCTGCGGTTTGGGTATGGACATCGACTTTTCCCTCTCGGAAGATGCTACATAATCCCTCGTCTTGGCTCTCGTCCGCCATGTACCTCATTTCGGCTTGGTCGAGGTCCCACCCCCCCAAGACGTAACCGTCATCAGCCACGAAGCCTTGTCGGACTTCCTTCCCCACATCAGACCTGACGGGAATAGCCAAGAGGTTAGGGTTCGTAGCAGCCAGCCTCCCTGAGCTAACCCTAGTGACTCGCAGGTTGCATCGAATTCTGCCGTCATCTGAAACAAGTCGTGGCATAACGCGGCAAAAAGAATCACGAGCCTTAGCAAGCTCCCGGTAAGAAAGGATGTGAGGCAGTACGGGATTAGAACTGCGAAGAGCTTCAAGTACCTTATCATTGGTGGAATCCTTGCCAGTGCTGGTCTTCTTGGTAGGTTTAAGTTTAAGCTGCCGGAACAATAGGTCCGCAACCTGCACCGGACTGTTGGGGTTAAAATCGTGGGGCAGTCCCGGGACCAGCTGGCAGAGGGCGTCCACCTCCACCGCCATCATCATGGTCAACTTCCTATCCAATTGCTGGAAGTGGGGAACGTCTATCTTCATCCCCCACGACTGCATGCATTCCACCATGGGAATCACGGCTAGGTCCATCTCGTATACTTCCCGTAGGCCCATCTCGTCTATCATCCGGGAGAGCACCGGGAAGATACGGAGAGTGGCGTCCGCGTCCCGGCAGGCGTAGTGGACCGCGTCCTCCAGCGGGATGTCGTCGAGATCGGCCTCGGGCATCGGCCCTAGGGCTTCCTCAATCTCCGCCGTCAGGCCGTCTTCCCGGATTTTCTCCCAACGGTCTTGCGGGTCCGCGCCCTTTTCGAGGACGCCTTTGATTGCCGCTTTGACTCGTTGCTCAACCGATTGCTTAGCCAAGTGTCTACCTCTAGTAAGTATTGAGTTTGCTTCTCCAACCTTGCCGGTCCCACCAGTTCCTCGTATGAATTCATTTCCATCCCGCAATGCCGTTTCGCGAGGGCTTTCAACCCCTGCGGCTCCAGACAGAGTTCGTAGGCCATGACCATGGTGTCGTCGAAACTTTCGAACCGAGTACCCATCGCCCGGAGCACGCCCAAGTCATACATCGCGTTATGGAGAATGATGTGCCGGAAGTCCGCGTCCCCGTTCCGACTACAGGCCGCTATCCCGGCCATCGTCGAGAACGTCAGGCACCACGGCTTCTTAATCGACCCTTCTGTATCGATCGCCGCATCCCCCGGGGCGACCCACGCCTTTATATCTATGTATTCCGGCTCCGGGTATTCGTCCTCTGCTACCACCGGCTCTATTTCCCCCTTCACCAGCCTCCCCAGCCTCTCCATGTCCCACGCTATCAATCCCTGAAATTCAGTGCTATGGAGACCTGCAGCAGGATGATATATAGGGCAAACGCACCGACTACCAACGATTCGGGGGTACCCGTGCACCACCTCCATATCGGCGTCAGGAATGAAATATCGAGTGCTAAAACGGCCAAGAGTAACAATAATCTCAGGATTGACCCGCGAGATCTCGTCCTCCAGAACCGCAGTATCTCGTAGAATTTCCTCCGGAGAAGGGTCACGGTCGCCCGGTGCCCAATCCTTAACCAAATTAGTGACATAAACAGAAGTACGGTGGCGATGAAGGGCATCCCATAGATATCGGTCAAGCTCCTTGCCGGACTTGCCCACAAACGGCCTGCCATAGGCATTCTCCTCCTTACCGGGGCGCTCCCCGATGAACATTAAGTCGGAGGGCACCGGCCCTTCACCGCTGACGTAACGCATTCCACACCTTCTCGGCTATCCCGGAACCTATGCCCGGGATGGATTCCCAATCGATCGTCTGCGCCGCTACCATTGCCTGCACGGTCTTGAATTTGGCCGCCACGTCCCCTGACCGCTTCCAGCCTATCCCCGGGAGTTGGGCTGCCACCTTCCGGCACAGGCTAGGCTTAATGAGTATGGCCCCGTCCGGCTGGTCCTCATGCAGCGCTAGATGTCCTCGATGGTCGCCCCAATCTTTACTCCACCAGCTTGCAAGGTCAGCAACGACCCTAGCGGTTTCGATGCGGTCCCGAGTCCGGCGGACACGTATCCCGGCCCGCACTTCCATTGTCGTAAGCCAGTGATCGATATCACGGTACATGAATCGCCGGTTTCCAAAGCCAACTTCTCGGGTTTTCCCAGACCTTCCGGCCATTCGCAGTATACCATCACTAAAATTCGGGTACCAGTTACCCTCCACGACCACCCAGATACGGTCGTAGCTCTGGATAAGACCCGGTAGCTGATGGCCAGCGAACCGCCCATCACCCATGCATTGGAGTGCATCATGAATCTTCTTAATCTCAACGCCGATATAAATCGGCCCGTCAGGGCCACAGCCGTCGAAGCATGCATCGCCGTACTCCAGTCTGGTCAATTCGCAGGGTACCCCCCAGTGGCGGAGGTGCCCCATCAGGTCTGCCGAACCTATTCTATCATCAACGAGAATCATAGGTTGCCGCAATAGTGATGAGATTCCGGCCCGCACGTTACCGCGCCGATTTTATATCCCAATTGTCCTTCGAGGTTCTCCATATAGGCCAGTTGCTTATCAGAGAAGTTTAGGTTGCACCACGTGTTGAATTCCGGCTCATACCACAGTTCCGGGAATTCGTAGTTCAGGAACGTGAGAGCAATCCAAGCCGGACGGTCCACCATGAGGGACCGCTGCAGGCTGGGAATGTCCATACGGGCAATGCGCCGCAACTTCTTCGTCACGGTGGTAAACTCGAACAGCTTGGATAGCTCCTCTCGTTCCGGCTGGGACAGCAGGTTCCACGCGTCCCTGTCACTCTCGCTCTTCCATACTTCCTCGCTCGGATACCGGTCGCGCTGGAAGTTCTTCTTGGCCAGCATGAAGGAATTGATTGTCATCGGGGAGACCAGAACTGGTAACCCCGCCACGTGCCGCTTGTTGTTAATCTCGATGGCGAGGGTGGGCCAGTCTATCTCCCCCGGCATCGGGCCGGAGTTCCCTGCCACCCGGATGGGGTGGGTTCGGACGACCGACACTATCTCATAATCCAGCCCCGGGGAGAGGCCCGCCTCCGTTACCCACTGAGAGGCGAGGGTCTGCTTGTGGGTGGTGTAGGGATAGGGGCCGAGGTAGAGGTCCAGCATGTTCCCCTGAGTTCCCTCAAGTAGGATTTGCTGCCCGTTGTCATATTCGTTATTGAGGATGGCGGAAGTGTCGCAGAACTCCCACAATTCCGTTGATGCACCCGTCACCGGCATTATCACGTTCTCGATATACCAATCCTTGAATAGCTTCCCGCCCTTGCCCCGGAGGGCGATACGGTCCCGTATAGCCTCGGAGCAACCCTTCCCCGTTGCGCCTATTAGGTAGTGTCTCCCGCTGGCCCCGGCGCGGTCCATGTGCTCGGGGAGATGTAGCCCCGCCCGCTCATCGACCAGTATGGTTCCCTTGTAGCCAAGGTCCCGGACCATCAGGACTTCGCGGAAGAATATCTCGGGGTGAATATACGCCCCGGGGCCAATCACTAATGTGCACCCATCCCCGGCCACCCAGCCGACTGGCAACTGTTGCATCTTATACGGCTTCCCCTTATGGTATACGGTGTGCCCCGCGTTCACCGCCCCGGTTCTTACCGCGTAATCAACCTTCCTTCGTTCGCACAGCGCCCCCGCCCCCACCCCCTTCCCCTCCCTCCC